AGGCTGCGGCGCCGCCGGTCCAGGCCCACCCGGTCCAGTCGGAGCCCCAGGCATAGGAGCCACGCCCGGAGGGCCACCCTGCTGAGCCTGCGCCATCTGCATCTGCATCTGAGCCTGTGCCATCAGCGCCTGTCGGATAGCCCCCTGATCCTTGGCGTTCTTGATCCCGTTGAGGTCGAGCGTCCGCTTCAGCAACGGCTCAGACATAGCCAGGAGCGGCGCCACCGCGGGATTGGAGATCAGGTTGAGCGCCTGCATCCACTGCGCTTGCTTCTCCTGCTCAGACACGGGGCTCAGGCTCTCCACGTCCACGCTCACGTCCCACCGCAGATCGTCGCTAGCGTCCTCGAGGTTCTGCGAGGTGATCTGCTGATGTAGGCCCGCAATGACCTGGGCGTCCTGCATAAACTCGGGGCTGTACTGGTCGGAGTTAATCTGAATCCACCTCGGCAACGTCATCTTGTCGATAGCCAGCAGTACCAGTTCCCGGATGATCTGGGATAGCCAGTTAGCCACGGTGAAACGGTCGAACGAGTCCTGTATCGTCTGCCGCTGGTTCATAATCGCGGCCTGTGTCGCCGTGCCCGAACTGGCTTGCTGTCTAGCCTCGGCCCCAATGCCGGAGATCTGGTCGAACTCCTGGCGACTCAGAGTCAGCGACTGAAGCGCGGAGTCGCTCATCGTGGGCTGCATGACCGGCGAGATGACGTCCCCGCTCGTGTTCTGCCGCCGCTTGATCCAGACGTTGGGCTCGTTGTCCTCGAACTTCTGCATCTCCTCGGGCAGCACGCCTTCCTCGGCCACGGTGTACCGGGGCACACGGGTCACGCGCTGCATCCTGAGGAACTCGCGGCTGTCGTTGTACTCGTCCTGAATCCCCAGCAGCCCACAGATGGGCGGGATGGGACGGAACCGATCAGGCTCCTCCTCGAACCGCAGGAAGAACAACGGAAGCCTCGCGTACTCCTGCTTCATCAGCGGCTTGTCGTGCCCCTCCGCGAACACGTACCGGGTCAGGGTCCGCTGGTCCCACACCTTGTACAGCTTCACGTCGTTGGCCGATGTCTCTGTCTCCCCGTCCTTCTTGTCCCCGTCTCCCCCACCCTTCAGGCTAGACGTGTTGCTGTACGCGCTCGCCTTCTTCACGTCCTCGACGTGCTGGTATTCCCAATACCCAATCCAGTCGTTCTCGCTGACAACCGTACACTCGGGGCTGGAAACCAGGATCTGCCGGGGAGGAATGCGCCGGGTCCAGAACCACTCGTCGGATATCACCTTCTGATAGGGCTCAACGCCCTCGGTGTTCTCGTCCTCCTTCAGCGGCGGCGCCGCCTGTTTGAGGGCGGGATTGTCGATGAAGTCCGCGCTATACCCAACCTCGATAGCCCCAAACGCCCAGTGCGCTTCCTTCAGGGCCAGGAGCGTCTGAGCCTTCAAGCCACACCGGGGATCACGGAGCAGGGAGTTCGCCGTGTCCTGGAGCAACTGCGCCTTGTCGTCAACCGTGGCGCCCATCGTGTCCGACTTGGCCGGACTCGCCACGATGCGGGCGAAGGGGTAGTAGAAATACAGGCTGGGAATGCGGGCCCTGATCGTGGGCGCAATGAGGTTGACCTGGGCCTTCCGGGCGCCGCCGCCGTCGGTCACGTCCTCCCGCTGGAGTCCTGCCCAATACTCGCGGCAGCGGACCACCTCGTAGCGGTTCTCCCACTCTTCCCGGGCCTTGTCTGCGGCCCGAATGCGGTTCATCCAGAGCTTGACGGTCTTGTCGGGCTCGCCTGTAGCCATTTACTTCGCCTCGTTAGGGGGCCTGCCAACCCTCGGCCTGTTCTCGAGCGCCAGCACGCGGTCATACAGTTCCCGAATAGCCTGCTCTGTGATCGCCACCTGAAGCGGCGCCCTCGCGCTCTCGAGGTTCCCGCTCCGCTCCGCGATCTCCCGCTCCGACAACTCACGCCGCTTCTTCTGCCAGTCCTGATAGTTCACCTAGTACCAACCTTCCTTGACTCTCATACCCTTACGTCTCTCGTTGTTCCGCTTCATCATGTTTGAGTAGCCCTGCCAAGTCAGCGGGCCAGCCTTCGCAGCCTTCTCACGCACAACAGCAGGCCGGGAGATGATGAAGTATTTCAAGGCGTCGTAAGCGTGGTCAGGCACCGTGTCATCCCGATCATCAGAATACACGTCCCGTCCACCCGCCTCCTCGATCTTGACCCGCTTCTGGCTCTTAAGCTCGAGGATGGTGCGGTCGCACCCGTTGGGGTAGTCGCTGCTCTTACGCACGAAGTAGAGCCTCGGAGCGCCCTTCTCCCTGGTCACAGGATGGACGTGCTCAGGATCTACCCGCAGGTATTCCTTGATCCTCGAGCGGCTCGGCATCTCGGAGTTATCCGCAGGGCTCCAGTACAGAGCCGTGTTGTAGGGCAGCACCCGGGTGTCCGCGTACTCGTCCGCGATAGACCACTTGCCCCCGTACTTCTGGGCGCTCTTGTGGAAGATGCTTGGGTCCGCAAGCATGGACCGATACACCTCCTTGCCTGACATCACGCTGATCGCCCGCCTGTGGTCAGAGATGAGCTTGTCTGGCACGTAATACTCGCGGTAGACGAAGACGTTCCCGTCCCCATCCGTTGCAGTCCACAGGCAGCAGGTCGGGGAGGAATCGCCATGGTCAAGGCTGCGGTGCAGGTGCATCCCGTTGTGGATCTTCGCCAGAAGTTCCTCTGTCGGGTCAAGATAGCTAGCCGCATCGACAGTGAAGATCCGGCCTTCCGGGTTGCCCCACTCGCCCTTGACGAACCGTCGCTGGAACTCGTCATCCTTGCTGAGCAGCACGTCAAGGTTAGCCTGGGGCAGGAACTTGTTAGACCGGCTGTCGGCCACAATGCACTCATAGCCCTTCGCCTTCCAGTCTTCTCGCTGCGGGCTCTCCTCGGCAAACCGCTCATACAGCCAATGCAACTCGTCGGTAGGATTGGCGGTAGCAAACAGGTAGCGCGGCGGCATCTTGGGCAGCTTCGTCCACCGACCCACACGGGCATCAATCGTGTCCCAGGTCTTCTCGCTGATCTCCTCGGCCTGGTCTACGAACGCCCCATTGATCTCGAGGCCCTGAAGGACACCCATGCTGCCTTCGGTGTCGAGGCCCAGGAACTGCACCCTCGAGCCGTTCAGGAACTCTCTGGTGCCGTCCTGGTCGTTCCTAGACTTGATCGCCCAGCTAGGCGTCATGGCGTCGAACGTCACCTGCGTGGTGGCCTTGAGGTGCTTGTGAACCCGGCGGATGATCGCCCACCGACTTTGCGGGTACTTCTCGATCAGCCGGTGTAGCTTCATGCTGGCGCCGTAGGTCTTGGCTGAGCCGTAGCCTCCAAGCATGAGAGTGGGATGAGCCCCGGCCTTGACGAAGGCTTCCTGCTGCGGGCTGGCCCACTCTGCTCTCACTCAGCCACGTCCTCGTTGTCAGGCCACTCGATCATGCGGAACTCGCCCTTGATCTCGACCTGTTCCTTAGGCTTGCCCACAGCGTGCTCGGCCACCTTGAGCAGCAGTTCGGGGCGCTCGAGGCAGGCCTCCTTCAGCCTTTCCTGGGCTTTGGGATCGCGGGCCAGAGCAGAGACGAACTCCTTCCACTCGCGGGTGGCCTTGTTCTCGACACCCTTTTTGCGTCCTGCCGGGTTGCCCGATTGCCCCTTTACGAATGGCATTGATGGCTTCTTGCTCTCTGCAATGACAAGCGTGCTTTACTTCTTGCCCTTTTTGCCGGACATCTTCTTGCTGCCCTTAGACTTGCAAGCCATTGGATTCTCCTACCAGTAGAAGAGACGGACGGTGGCAGTTTCAGCGCTGGCGCAGACAATGCTGATGGCTGAGATCTGGAGGCCCTTGCTAAACGTGAAGCCTTCGCCGGACTTGATCTCTCGGCTTGAAGTCGTTGCCGCTGCGGAGGTTTCGCCTTCCCAGAACACGCGGACATAGATCTCGCTTGAGCCGTCGTTGACCACCGTCAGGGTGGAATAGCCGATGGTGATGGTCTGGGAGTCGCTGGTGGCCGAGACGGTCTGGCCCTGGAGTTCAGCGTTGACCGGGACAACAAGCGCCAGCGTCAGGGCCAGCGCGATCAGGATTCGCTTCATCTGTCTATCTCCTTCATCTGACTACGCCAATCAATACTTCTAGCCCGTAGGCGTAGCCGCCGAGCTTGTCAACCGTACTGTGTGTGCCTATCCACGCCCGGGGCTCTATGACTAGGTGCTTGTACTGCCCTCGTAGCCTTGCCTCTACCTTGGCCTCGCGGTTGGGGCTGTCCGGCGCCATGCTGGCGAGGAGCCACAGGGGGCCGTGCTGAATCCCAGCCCGTGCCCACCACACGTCCTTGCTCCACCGGCTCGTCTGCCGATGCGAGTAGCCTGCGCCGAGGGTGATGGGGCCTGTGCGCCAGTCTGCGGCGCCGCGTGCGGACCAGCCGTCTCCCGTCTCGACCTTGTGCGCTGCGTCCCAGCCTGCCTCCACGCGGATGCTCTGGCCCAACCATGCGTCGGCCTGGACGAGCAGGGCAGGGGACTGCTCCCCCATCCGCTCCGAGGAGGTCAGGCCGATCAGCAGCGCAGCGGCGAGGTAGAGCATCTACGGCACTACGACTGTAAGGCTGGCGGGCACGTTGGGCAGGACAACTGCGTATGCGTTTAGTGTTGTCTGCGCCAGAGACGAGGTGCAGCTCAGTTGGAAGTAAATGTATGTCGCGCCAGCACCAATTGATTCGGAGCAGGAGAAAGTCCCGGCTGATACTGGGTTTACGTCTCCACCGTCGGTCCCCGTAGCCACAGCGATGCCCGTTACCGGCTTGTTGACGGCTGTGACGGTGTTGCTGTTGCCCACCGCCTGATATTCAGTTCCGTCAGTGGCAAAGGCAGTCCACAAGACTTTGAATGAAACGACCTGATTCAACGGCACGGTCACTCGGATTACCTCTGTGTTCGACGCCTCCGTAAGTGCTTTCGTGTGTACCGTGACACCACCAGCAGGCGGGTAGTAGTTGATGCTCTGCGCCCCCACGACGCTCGGCAGCAGGCACAGCAGCGCCGCGATAAGAACCTTACGCATCTCTTCCCTCCATGCGCCGCAGCGCCTTCAACACCTCTTCGTGGCTCTCCAGAAACGCAGCCCGGCTGCTCAAGTTCTCCTCGTTCATCCGACCGAGGTGCCCAACAACCTCCCGCACGGTGCGCTCCAGGCCCTCTAACCGCCCGTCGATCAGGGCCAGCGTCTCCGCGTACTGCTGCGCCACGATGTCAGACGCCTCGGGAGCCTTGGCTACAGCCTTCCCGTTGGTCTTTCTTGTCGTAGGGGTAGCCATCACTCCGCATCCTCAAACATGTCCTGCGCCGCGCCTGCCAGCTTGAACCTTTGCGACTGCTTCAGAGCCTTGATCCGCTCGTCGTGCCGGGCCTGTACTTCCTTGACGCCCTGCATATCCTTCTCTAGGGTGTCAAATCGGGTGTGGAGCGCCTTCACAAGACGCTGCGTCTCGGCCCCACCTTGCTTGACTGCAAAGAAGCTTCCTATGGCGCCTGCGATGGCAACCAGAAGCGCGAGGGCGAACTGAGGCTCGAGCGAGATCACGTCACTAGCTCTTAAGCTGGTGCTCTTGGAACGTGCTCACGATCTCCCGAATCCACACCGCGGCGGCGCCCAGGAGGGCGGCCACGATGGGCGTAAATGTGCCGCCCGCGAAGGAGTAGAACCAGCTAGCAGCAACCGGCAAACCTAACGCGATGAACGGGAGGGCAACCCTAGGGATCTTCGGGATGAGCAGGCGAATCAGATAGACCAGAATCGTCGTCACGACCGGGGTAACGGCAACGATGAACTGAACCAGCGGCTGCGACCAATCCATGTGTTCCTCCTAGATAACCCAGCGCAGAGCCGCGCTAGCGTTCCAGTCTCCATTCCAGGTACGCGTCCCGAGGACCGTCCAAGACGCATCACCGGGGAGCTTGCTGATCCTGCCCACTATCGCCACGTTGGCCCCGTCCTTATCGACGTAAGCGAGCGCCGCGACGGTCTTGTCCGCAGGTAGGGCAGACATCTGGCGGTCGATCTGGGCATTGATCGCAGCGGAATCGAACCTCTGAAGGTCCGGCGCCCCCGACTGCTTGGCTATCGTCACCAGTCTCGCGGGCGTGTCCACTAC